GTCAGGTGGCAAATAGTCACAAAATGACGTACTAGCCCGCATTAGATCAAGTGTGATATAATCAAGCGACACGTTCGGGCAGGAGGTGAACATGGCACGCTTTGGCTACTACGCCGACCTCCGAGGGCTTCAGCTTTCGGATGGTAACAAGAAGTGGATCCAAGCGATGCGCGTTGGCGACTATCAGCATCCGGCATACGGGAAGATCAGCTTCACCGTTGACCGGCTGCAGCGGTTCGCTGACAGCGTCAGGAACAAGGTGCGGGGTATTGCCCTCGACATCGACTACGACCACAAGGCCGATCCTGCCCGAGGCAATGAGGCAGCCGGATGGGTTGAGGACGCGAAGGTTGAAGGCGACAGCCTGATGCTTCTCGTTGAGTGGACGAAGACAGCCGCAGAGAAGATCAAGGAAGGTGCCTACAGGTACTTCAGTCCTGAGTTCAAGGACGAATGGGCTGACAGTGCTGGTGTACAGCACCGCGACGTTCTCTTCGGTGGCGGGATCACAAACAGGCCCTTCCTCAAGGATCTGCTCCCGGTCAATCTGAGCGAACTCACGTTCGCAGAGAAGAAGGAAAGGAAAGGTATGACTCCAGAACAGCTCAAGCTGCTGGGTCTGCCCGCGGACGCGACCGAGGCGCAGATCAACGAGCGGCTCACCAACGTCACCGCGGCTGCGAAGGGTACGAACGCCAACGTGGACGGCACGGCCACTGCGCATGGTGCGAACCCGGCACCGCCTCAGGGCAAGGTCGGCGGCGTTCCGTTCGACGCGACTCAGGCCGGCAAGGTCGACGACAAGGGCAACATGGTGACCCCGGAGGACGTTCAGCTCTCCGAGCTCGCCAAGACCAACCCGGCGATCGCCATGCTCCTGGCGGAGCGCACGGCGAACAACCAGCGGCTGGCGGCTCTCGAGACGTCGAACGCGATCGCTCAGGTCAACATCAAGCTGAACGAGTACCGTACCGGCAGCATGATCATCGCGCCGGCGGTTCTCGACGAGGCTGCGAAGGTGCTGTACAAGGCGCCCATCGCACTGCACGCCGACATCCACAACCTGCTGAAGCTCATCCAGGGCGGCAACACCACGGTGCAGCTGGGCGAGATGGGTCACAACGGCGCGGGTTCGGGCAACGTGAACGGCAAGACGGCCGAGACGCGGGCCGACGAGGCTGCAGCGAAGCTCATGACCGAGGCGAAGGCCCGCGGCCAGGAGATCCAGTACGTCGATGCTCTGTCGCAGGTGTTCGCCGAGGACACGAAGCTCTTCGCCGAGTACCAGGGCGACAACTACTCGTTCCGCATCTGAGGGGAGGAATAACCAATGAGTGGTCCCAACTACGGCTTGGAGAAGGGCTACACCCTCTCCAACGCGGGTGCTCTCCAGGCGATCTACCGGTTCGTGAAGTTCGCCTCCACTGAGAACTCGGTCCTCCAGCAGACCGCGGCGACGATCTTCACTGTCGGCGTGACGCAGAACCGCATCGACGCCACTGACTCGGCAACAGGCAACGCTCAGATCTCCGTGCGACTCCTGGGCATCAGCAAGGTCGAGGCCGGTGCCGTCGTGGCACTCGGTGCACGTGTCATGACTGACAGTACGGGCCGAGCGATCACTGCGGCTACGACGGGCAACTTCCCCGTCGGTGTTGCTCTACAGGCTGCAGCGGCTGCAGGCGAGTGGATCGACGTCCTGCTGACGCCCGGCATGCCGGCGCTTCCGTAATCTATCTGAGGAAGGAGTAACACCCAATGGCGGTTTACAACCCCAGCGGTGGTGGCAACGTCCACATCGACAAGATCCTGACTCAGATCAGTATCGCGTGGCCGAACAACGGCTTTGTCGGCGAGGCGCTGTTCCCCACCGTGCAGGTGCAGAAGCAGTCGGACATCTACTACGTCTACGGACGCGAGTCCTGGCTGCCCGAGCGTGGCGACGAACGTGCGCCTGGCTCTGAGGCGAACGAGATCCCTGGCATGCAGGTTGCGACGCAGCCCTACTACGCCAAGGAGCACGCGCTTCAGATCGCCGTCACGGATGAGGAGCGAGAGAACGCAGACTCGCCGCTCAGTCCGGACCGCGATGCCACTGAGTTGGTGACGAGCAAGATCATGCTCGGTCGCGAGCTCATCATCCGCAACCTGGCTGTCACTGCTGCCAACTACGCTTCGGGATCCAGCACCACGATCTCCGGCGTGGCGCGGTGGGACACCGGTGACGTGACGTCGCACCCGATCAAGGACATCAAGACGGGTATCTACGCCACGTACGCGAAGCTGTTCCTTCGCGTCAACGTTGGTGTCGTTCCCTTCCAGGTCATGGCTGCGTTGGAAGACCACACGGACTTCCTGAACCGCATCCAGTACTCGGAGCGGGCGATCTTCACACCCGAACTGATGTCGGCGCTCTTCGGCATCACGAACTGGGTCGTGCCGGGTCTCGGCTACAACAGCGCAGCGAACTACGGTGCCGCTGAGACGATCGGGTACCTGTGGGGCGACGACGTGATCCTCGCCTACGTGCCGGATCGTCCGGGTCTGAAGACCCCCGCCTACGGCTACGAGTTCCGCTGGGGCCCGCAGTTCGTGGACCGCTGGCGTGAGGAGAAGCGGGTCTCGGACCTGCTTCGCATTCGCCGTCGGTACGACATCAAGATGACGGCCCTGGACGCCTCCGGCAAAGAGATGGCAGGGTACCTCATGAAGGACGTCCTGTCGCTCTCGTAAGGAGACAATCATGGCTGACACGTTCTACGCAGCAACGAACATCCACCACGCCCACCGAGTCGAAGATGGTTCGGCGGACGGCAAGCTCGTCACCATGGACCTGGTTCCGGGTGACGAGGTCAAGGGCATTCCTTCGGCGAACATGAAGTCGCTCTGGGACGCTGGTGCCCTCACTCGCACGCCTCCTGAGAAGGAAGAGGCGACTTCCGACGAGGGTCCTGCGAGTGACAGCGTCCAGACGCCGACCAAGTCCGCCACCCCCTCGAAGGCTGCTGCCCCCAAGGTAGCCTCCTAGAGGGACATAGGGGGAGAGGTTCCGGCGGCTGGGCCTCTCCCCCTCAACGTTAGAGAAGGAGTCAGCATGGCGGACCTCATCACCTTGGCAGAGGCTTCAGCCTGGGGCGAGAAGACCAAGCTGGCTCCTGCTCTGGTTACAATGGACTCGGAGCTACTCGGACAGATTCAGTCTGAAGTGTTGGGTCACGTTAGCGCAGTAGTCACTACCGTTACGACTGCTACGTGGATCAGTTCAGGTACGACTCCGCAGATGGTGAAGACCATCATTGCCAAGTTGTACATTGCCTGGATTATCGACCGCCAGTACTCCGAGGACCAGGACCTGTCGGCCTACGCTGCACTACTTCGCGCAGGTGCGCTGAGTCTCCTAACGGCCATCGAGACCTCTGCCATCGACATTCCTGGTGTGACAGGCATTGGTGACGATGCTGGCGACGGTCTACCGAGTGTATTCCCGACAGACAATGACCCCCTAGAGGGTCCGTACTTCACAATGGCGCAAGTGTTCTGAGGAGGAGATATGGTTGGTGAGAGTCCTCTCACTGGCATGATGTCTGCTGCTCAGATTGCTGGGGCCGTGGACATGATCCGCTTCGACAAGGTAATCACGTCCTTCGAGTTCAAGCCCTCTTTGGGTATCGTGGCCAAGAAGCTGGTGGCTCTCGGTGACGAGTTCCAAGATATGAGTGAGCCTCTTCGGTTGGCCGTCAACGATGTCATGACGATTTCCATCCTGGAGAACTTCATGTCTGGCGGTCGTCCTACGTGGGATGCTCTGTCTGAGAACACTTTGCTGAAGCGCAAAGACAATGGCATGATCCTCGTTCGGACAGGTGCACTAGCTGAGGCAGCTAGTTCGCCTGGCATCTGGTCGATCGGCAAGACTAGCGCAGCAGTTCGTGATCTGCCTGGAAAGGTCTGGTACGGTAAGGTTCACCAGGCAGGCTTGGAAGGTAACGAGTTCGCTGGCGGCAACTGGTTTGACAAGTACAAGAAGGCTGCCTCGAAGACACTCGGGTCT